GGCAAGGCTCTATTGACCGCATTGCAGCCGGGCGCCCTTGAATGCCTCGCAGGTTGAGTCTTTACCAGAAATTAACGAGGAGATTAAATGCCGAGTCCAGGACGATTTAAGGGTGGGGCGTTGGGTGAAGCACCAAATACTCAATTGCCTGTTGATGCAGCCACCGGCAAAAGCCTGGTTGATATGGGTGGGTCTTCGGTGGTGAAAGCCGCTATTGCCGCGTCAATTGCGCGGGCGCGCACTTCGAATCCGTTTACCGCCCCTCCCTGGTTTAAGCCCAAGCCATGGGCTACCGGGGCCACGTTCCGGCAGGGTATGGCATGCCTGTCATCGGACGGCGTGAACGAGTATGTTTGCACCGGCACGACAGGCTTTGCAAATGGGCTTACTGCCGCAACTGGTAGCGGCCCAGTGGGGGTGCAATATGATCTTGTGGGCGATAACCAGTGCCTTTGGGAATGGTTAGGCCCAACGAACGGCAAAGACAACTACGCCACTTTTCAGGCGCTTGTCACGTTCGGCACGCTTTCCACGATCGCCGCTAAATTTGCGCGCCCAACGTATTACTACCCGAGCCCCACGAAGCCGGTTTTTTCTTACACTGGCGGCACGCTGTTGTTTGGCACCCAGTTTTTTGACTACAACTATCCGCGCGTGACAACCTCGCGGGATGGGGTCAACCAGGTCGACTCGCAGTCAGCCTCGGCTGCGTTTTGGACCAATGGCGATCTGATCGGGTTTACTGCTGGGCAGAACCTGTCGCCGGGCGGCATCATGGCGATGATCGAGATCAACGATGCGCCACTCACGCACGGTGCGTCGATCATGCAGCTCACGCAGTACGATCCTGCGTCGTTCGCGCTTGACCTTTCGTATTGGGGCCCCGGGGCTTACAAGAAGGTGCGCATCAAGTCGCTGGGCAATAACTTCAAGCTCTATTACCTGCTCAACGGCATCATCCTGGAAGCGGGCGCCGACATTTTCCCGGCGGCGGATTGCGGCTGGAAGTTGGCCGTTGAAGGCGACTCTCTCACGGGTGGTGGCAACGGTGTCCCCTACGCCCCGGGCATGCATGGCGTTGATGCGATTGCTGCCAGGCTTGGCTGCGACAATTTCATGTCGAACGCGTTGGGTGGCACGGGCTTTGTCAACAATGGCGGGTCGTCTACACGCTACATCGACCGTATTGAGGGAATCGCTAGCTTTTACCCTGATGCTGTGGGCGTTGCCGGGAACCTCAACGATGCCGGCAGTCCCGTAAGCGACCAGATCACCGCCGCAACTCAGTACTTCAAAGCGCTGCGGCCAAAGCTGAAAAACGCGAACGCGCCAATCGTTGTATTTGGCAACGAAAAGCTGCGCGGTAGTGCGTCCGGTCCAGGCAGTGCCCTCTATATCGCTGAGCAGTCATTGGCTACGGCCGTAACAGCCGCCAAGGATCCATATTTGTTTTTCGTGCCAAACCTGACGTCGAGCGCACCTACGTTCTCAGGCCTTGGCAATGCGACTACGCCGCTGTACGACGGCAATGCCGATCGCATGTTCTCGAATAAGACAACTGGCCTGCCAAGCGGCATGGGTAGCCCTGATGCTCACCCCATCTACCGTGGCTATCAGCAGAGTGGTTTGCGCAAGGGTGAATGGATGGCAGACGTCCTCTCCCGTCGATAGCCCTTGAGGAGTAGGCATGAACTTCACAGACCCCCGCTTCTGGCTTGACGTCGTCCTGGTCATCGTCTCTGGCATGAACCTGATCGCCATGTGGCTGCGCAAGCCTGGCAGCGATGCCCTGGCAGCGGTCAAGGCTGTGGACGAGCGCGTCAAGGTTGAGCACCAGGCCATGACGCTGAAGGTGCAAGCCCTGGAGGACCACGTGGCCCACATGCCGACGGACGAAGAGCTGGCCACGCTGCGCGGCGATGTGCATTCGATCAAAGCCCAGCTAGAGGGGCAGCGCGACTTGCTCAAGCGCGTCGAGCACCAGACGCAAATGATCCATGACCATCTCTTGAACAACCGCAACAAATGAGCTTCCAAAACACTGTCACCGAAGACCGGCGCTTGAGCGTGTTGTTGCTGCTCAGTGAGTCGGCCGCGTATTCGTGCAACGCGTTCTTGCTGCAAACGGCGCTGGCCGATGTGTACGGCCACCCCACCAGCCTGGACCAGCTGCGCACTGACCTGGCCTGGCTGGCCGAGCAGGGCCTGCTGACGACCAAAGCCACGGGCGACGTGGTCGTGGCCACCTTGCTGGCGCGCGGCGTGGATGTGGCGGGCGGCCGGGCCACCGTGCCTGGCGTCAAGCGCCCTTTGCCTTGAGGCCGCGCCATGGCCACGGCACGCAACCGCAAGTCAACGATTGACCAGCTGGACCCACGCATCCAGGATGCCGTCAACCAGGCTGTGAAAGACGGCCGCGCCTCCATCGACGAGATCGTGGGCCTGATCAAGAGCCTGGGCGGGGATGCCTCGCGCTCGGCCGTGGGCCGCTATGTGCAGCGCCAGAACAAGACGCTGGAGCACTTCAAGCAGGCCCAGGAGATGGCCAAGGTCTGGGTGGACAAGCTGGGCAGTGAGCCCGAGGGCGATGTGGGCCGCCTGATCATCCAGATGCTGCGCGTGATCAGCTACCGCACGATGGGCGAGATGTCCGAACAGGATCAGGTTGACCCGCAGGACATCATGTTCTTGGGCAAGGCCATCAAGGACATATCGTCCGCTGACAAGGTGCTGGTGGACCGCGAGGCCGTGGTGCGCAAGCTGGTGGCCATGCAGGCCGCCAAGGTAGCTGAAGAGGTGACGAAGACGACGCGCAAAGCGGGCATGTCTGACGAGACCATCGACCTGATTCGAAGCAAGATCCTGGGTATCGGCGAAGCCGCTGCGCCCAAGGCGGCCGCATGAGCATCATCACGCCGGCCATGCGGCAGCTGGCCGCTGACAGCGACTACAAGTGGGAGGCGCGTGCCCCCGCCGTGCTGCTGCCCTATCAGCAGGACTGGCTGGCTGACCAAGCAAAGGTCAAGGTGTGCGAGAAGAGCCGCCGTATCGGTTTGAGCTGGGCAGAGGCCTGCGACGACACGCTGTATGCAGCGTCGACCAACGGGCAGGACGTTTGGTACATCGGCTACACGAAGGACATGGCCATCGAGTTCATCCTCGACTGTGCTCAGTGGGCCGCCCACTTCCAGTCTGTGGCAGATGCCATCGAGATCGAGGAGGACGTGTTCCTGGAAGGCGAGGAGAAGAAGTCGGTTTTTGCCTTCTCGATAAAGTTCGCCAGCGGCAACCGAATCACCGCGCTGTCATCGCAGCCACGCAACCTGCGCGGCAAGCAAGGCCGCGTCGTTCTGGACGAAGCCGGATTCCACCAGAGCCAGGCAGAGATCCTCAAAGCGGCCATGGCCCTGCTGATCTGGGGTGGCAGCTTGCGCGTGATCTCCACGCATGACGGCGACACAAACCCGTTCAATGAGCTGATCAAAGACATCCGCGCCGGGCGCTTCCCGTACTCGGTGCATCGGATCACGTTCGATGACGCACTGGCCCAGGGCCTGTATCGCCGCATCTGCCTGCGCACTGGCCAGGCCTGGAGCGCCGAGGGCCAAGCCAAGTGGGCCAACGACATTCGGGCGTTCTACGGCGACGACGCCGAAGAAGAGTTGGACTGCGTGCCCAAGAACGGCAGCGGTGCATGGCTGAGCCGCGTGCTGATCGAGCAGTGCATGAGCCTGGACATTCCGGTGTTGCGCCTCACCAAGCCACCCGAGTTCACATTCCTGCCCAAGTGGCAGCGCCAGGGCGAGATCCAGGAGTGGCTGGACGACGAGCTGCAGCCTCTGATCAAACAGATTCCTGCCGACCAAGAGACTTCCATGGGCGGCGACTTTGCGCGCACGGGCGACCTTTCGGTGTTCTACCCGCTGGCCCAACAGCAGAACCTCAAGCGCCGGATGCCCTTCCTGATCGAGCTGCGGGCCATGCCGTTTGACTGCCAGCGCATGATCCTGTTCCACCTGATCCGCCACATGCCTCGCTTCCGCCATGCCGCCCTGGATGCGCGTGGCCTCGGCGCCCAGTTGGCCGAAGAGGCCGCGCAGGAGTTCGGCCAGTCGGCCGTCAGCCAGGTCATGCTGACCGAGGGCTGGTATCGAGACAACATGGCGCCATACAAAGCCGCGTTTGAAGACCGCTCGATCGAGATCTGCCAAGACGCTGACGTGCTGAACGACCATCGCGCTGTCAAAGTCGTCAAGGGCGTGGCGCGCATCCCCGATTTGCGCACGCAAGACGCGGCCAAGAAGAAGCGCCACGGCGACTCGGCCATTGCCGGCGCGCTGGCTTGGTACGCCAGTCGGCACGACGGTGGCCCGGTGGTTGTGGCCACTCGGCGCCGCCGCGAATCCATCAGCCTGGCCGGGTACTGACCATGCCCAACCTGCCCCCCTACCC